CCCGCGTCATTTTCAAAGGAACTGATCTGTACAACGCAATCTCCGGGCACGTCATGAATGAGTTGATGAGCAGGTTTAACATCTGCCTCAACGGAATGCAGGGGGATTGGAAGTTCCGCACAAGTTATAAAAAGACACCAGAGGAATACATTCCGCATGTTGAAAAACGCGCAGACAAGGAATATTGGGCAGAAGCGGACTTCTCTAGCAATGACAAGTTCCAGTGCGCTGACGTGATTCTCCTTGAGACGTCAATGATGCGGGTGCTGGGTTGCCCCGAATGGTTTGTTCGACTTCATTTGAAGTCGAACGTTTTTGACGTTCGCAACCACAAGCACGGTATCAAAACAAGGCTCGAGAATCAGTTGCCCACTGGGGCCACAGACACCACATTTCGCAACACGTTTTGGAACGGTTGCATTTTGTGGGCTGTCTGTTCTAGGTTGAAGATCCGCAAAGTACGAGCGCTACTCATGGGGGACGACATGATTGCCTGCATGCTCGGGGAAAGCCACTATTTGGCCAAAGTATATGCTTCAGTTGCTGCTGAGGCTATGATGGAGGCCGTGGTTTTCCGCCGAGGCTGTTTGTATCAGGGCACTTTTCTTAGCAAACTGTTCATTCCCAGCCGCTTGGGTTACCACCTCGCTTTGCCCCTCCTGGGCAAGGCGCTTGGCCGGTTCAACGCAAGAGCTAACAAGAACAGCGCTGTCACTGACGAGGGCTACATGTTGGGCAAGGCCGTCGGGTACGCCTATGAGTTTCGTTACTACCCTACGTTGAGGGACGTGTTTATGCGTCGAGCAACCATGGAGGCCGAGTATGTCAAGAACCAACGCCAGGTTGGTTCTGACGCGATATCCTGGAATTCAAGAACTGCAGGTGTTACACTTAAGAACATCACTTCTAAGATCAATCAACACGCACGTGGAGATAAGATTTTGTCAGATGATGATTTCACCGCTTTTTGTTGGGAAAGATATCAGTTACTCGGTTATGAAGTGGTTTCAATGTTCGAGCAGATAGTATGTGACCGCAACGGCCAGCACGATGTGACCGGGATTGTGGTAGAGAAACTTGCACAGGACTTTGTGTAGGTTGCCCCAGCTGCCTGGCTGACTTGGGCAACCGGTTTCCGAACCGTAATCCCGCAATATGAGTTTGTT